GGAATCTGTCTCTAAATATCTACAGAAGAAATTTAGGGACGACTCTCGACCTCCCACGTTTCCGGTCTGGTTCACCAGATGAGTTCCATAATCTTGTGGAACTCACGGCTATCATCATTCAAAAACTGAAACGACGATAGCCCTATCTTCCCGTGCGTGTTTAAAGCGCACAGAAAGGAGGCCAATAATGGCCAAGAGTGTAGTGTACAATCGTACAGATACACCCATAGCCGGTGTTACAGAGTTGACGATTCCTCTCGGATTAGTCAACTTCGGAGCGGACTTTCGAGTTCGTAGTGATGAGCCTGGTGAGGCCATCATTACGAATCTCACTAGCCCGATCGATCGACCGGAAAAGTATCGGTTTGCGATGAACGAAATAAAAGACGTTTATCGCAATTCCGGTATCGATACTACTCTCTACTCTCCGTCTCGGCGTGGAGCTTCTGTGCTCTGCCAATTGACGGATACGTGGACAGTAGTCGATTCCGCCGATCCTTCTTACGAAGTTGCTCTTCCTATTGAAGGGCACATCGTATTGAAGATGCCAGCGAATGAAAATATCACCGCTGACATGATTAAGGGTTTCATCGGGAGACTATTGTCAGGCCTGTTTGAGACAGGAGTGACAGATAGTACCAGATTGAAATCCTTACTCCGCGGCAGTTTGTTACCCCAAGATTTATAGGAGGTAACAATCATGTCGAACCGGATCAACCAAGTTATCCTAACTTGGGAAGACATCGAACGTCTCGTTCGGTGCACAGCCGTCCGAAGGATGTCTCGCACATTAAAGGGTCAAGACTTGCGCGCTGCGCAAGATGCGATCCTTTTATGGGAGATGACTTTGGTCGACCTCACTACTCCCTACGGTTCACCACCATCCTGGAACGTAAAACAGCACGTGCGATATGTGCTTAATACGGACCTCATGGATTTGGTGGGGCTGCTTAAGGATGCAGATAAATTGTTGATACAAAACTGTATTAACAATGAACCTGACTCCTACGATGGTTTTAAACGCCATCTCAGCAGTAAAACGATCCGAGCGGGTAATATTTTATTCCCGCTTAGGGGGTTGATCGAGCTGTGGCATGATGAAACATCCACAGACACTTTTCGGCGTCTTCATACGTCATTCGTATTTTTATCTAGGCTGTCCCTTCGGGACGTCCCGGATTTAAGACGAAAGGCTATGGAGGACTATTTGCGCATTGAACAGTCTCTCGAGTCTGTTGAACCAACAGATGAAGAGAGTGCTATTCTAGCCAAATGGTTTCCTAGGGTGCACGATGTTAGATTCAACATCTTATATCAAGATGTAGAATTCCAACACGGTCCCGGTGCCGTCGCCGATCTGAGACGCCCTAATCTTGCACAAAAGTACAAGAAATTAGGCGAAGATGATTGGACGCGGTATCTGGATAATCGGCTTAATGAAAAGCCGGTTACACCGCGCGCTCGAGGTAGTTTTGAAAGAACTGCCCGAGT